CTGTTAATTTTAAATAGTTTTTGCTTTTTGCTGGTCTTACTTGATATGTTATTGTTATATCAGTTATTTCTTGATCTTGTTCTGTAAAGTGTTCTATTTGCTTTTTCAAGCCATCCCAAACTGCGTTGCTTACTTTCATCTGAATATGTGTATTAAAATGTAGAAAAAAGTAAAATACCAAGACCATTGGCATATAATTGCTAATGCAGTTACTATTGTTTCTAATACTTCTGCAAGTTTTACATACCCTTTATTTCTTAAAGTATAAAATGTTGGTTCTGCTGGAACAAAAAAACTTAATATAATTAATCCTATTGCTATCTGTATCATTAGTGATAATCTTTATAGGTTTCTACTACTATTGACATTTCTTCTTTTGTAAGTTGCCATAAATCTTTGTTAGGGTATAACTTACTTGCTATGTTTATTAGTGCTAAATTGCTCATATTATTTTTTATTTATTTTTTCGTAACATTCATCAATAGTATCATACTTTGTTTGTATAATATCCCTTTCAATTTCTAATTGTAAAAGTTCAAGTTGATGTAATACGTGCTTGTTTACTGATTTGTGCAGTTTTTCTTTTTTGCTAAATACATCAATTAAGTTGTTTAGTGTTTTTGTGTGTAACATTTGTTTTGTTTTAAATTAATAATAATCAAAACTACAAAATAATAACTTATAAACAAAATTATTGATAACTATTTGTTCAGATTAATTCTAACTGCATCGTTTTCTTTAAGCAGGTAGACATCTTTGAGCAATCTTTTTTTTGTCCACATTGTAGTATCTGGACAATATTTCTTTTCGGTCTTTGGCATTTCTAATG